TAACATTTGATATAGACGAAAAAAATATATACAAACCGAAAATTAATAATTGTTATATTGAATTTTTGAATATCAAAACAAACGAAAACTGGACATATTTTACCGGACCAATTGTTACGCGATGGAGAAATATTAGAAATGAGTGTTTAAACCATTTGCGAACACAAAATAAAATGAATCATATCTATAAGTTTATAGAGGATGGTGGGTGGCATTTCAACGCTTTGGGGGGAGTTCAAAAAAAGATAGATGATTTTCAACATCCTGTTTATCATACTCAATATATGGAACGCAGAAAAAATGGTTGGAGGGTTGACGAAGAGGGATTACCTGACTATATAATAACCAATCGTAATGAATTAAAAGAGAAGAATTTTATTTATGAAACCTGAATTATACGGCACGGTAACTGACAATACTCATTTGGATGAGATAGATTTTAAATGCAGAGTGGTAATAGAACCATCAACTGATTATTTTCAACATCATTTAATAAATGACAGATCAAAATATGAAAAATTGATTCTGTTGCATGGTTTGGAGCCGCCACCCATAAATTACATTAAAAATGAAATATTAAACAATTATCAATTATTTGATAATATATATTCATACGATGATGAAATTGTGGCGATCTGTAATAATGCCAAGTCCTTCGCATTTGGTTCTTGTTGGGTGCTAATGAACTCACAACAAGAACGAATTGAAAAAAAATCTGAATATGAAGATGTCTATAATGTGGAAGATAAAAAATTTAAAATTTCTTTTATAAAGTCTGGGAAAAATCAATTAGAAGGTCATAAATTAAGACATATAGTGGATTTATCAGGGTTTGAAGGGGAGATATTTATTCCTCATAATCATATACCATCAAAAATACCATTATTTACCGATTCAATGTTTCATGTATGTATCGAAAATTCACGATATAATAATTATTTCACTGAAAAGCTAATTGATTGTTTGATCAGCAAAACAATTCCAATATATTGGGGATGTCCAAATATATCAAAATACTTTAATACTGAAGGGATGTTTATTGTTAATAACATCGAAGAAATGAATCAAGTGATAAAGAATTTATCAGTAAAAGATTATTATGATAAATTAAATACAGTATTAGAAAATTTCAAACTTTGCAAAGAATATGCCTTTTTTTGGGACAGGTTGAATGAATATATTTTAAAATAAATTATGAATAGAACAGAAATTATTATGAATAGAGCAGAAATTATTAATGAATTGATTAACAAATACGGATACACATCCTATTTAGAAATAGGGATCAATAATCCAAATGTTGATAGGAGTTGGGAAAAAATAAAAGTTGATATTAAACATGGTATTGATCCAAATTTTGAAACTACATATCAGATGACATCTGATGAATTTTTTTCAAATCATGTAAATCAAAATTATGATATTATTTTCGTAGATGGGTTGCATGTATTTGAACAAGTATATAAAGATATTAAGAATTCATTAAAATATTTAAATAATAGTGGTACCATTATAGTGCATGATTGTAATCCTTTAAATGAAATTGTTCAAAGACCAGAACGTGTTTCCGATGCTTGGAATGGTGATGTTTGGAAAGCAATCGTTAAGCTTCGTATGGAAGAAATTGATCTAACTATTCATACAGTTGACACGGATGAAGGATGCGCTATTATTCGTCGTGGAAGTCAAGTTCTGCTTCCTGTCTCTCCTGAAGAAAACCCATATGATTATTCATTTCTGGAAAGACGAAGGGTAGAATCTTTGAATTTAATCAGTGTTGAAGAATTTAAAAGAATTTATTTATGAAACCTTTGATAAAATGGCATCCAGCTTTTCGCTGGCCAATTGGAGCTTTGGTATGGATGTTCATCATAGTTCCCATTTGTGTAATTGGTTCAATATATTTGCTATTAACCGATATATTGGAATCTATGGGTGATAGGTTTTTGGAGCTTGGTGATGTCTTGGCAGAAACTTTCGGTGGTATTTTATTCGGTGAAAAAAATAAATAAAAATTTCGTAGTCGTTAGTGACTACAATTGGCTACCTGAGAATCTTCAAGATTCTTGGGTAGATCAATGGTGTGAAAATTATCTGATTTATGATCGTTATCATAGATTTCCCGAATCTGATAAGGTGAAGCATCAGAAAAATGTGGGGCAGAATGTTTATGATATGTTCCATTTTATTTTGGAAAATTATGACAATCTTCCTGATTGCACATTATTTTGCCGCGCATGTCTAATGAATCCAAAAGATACTGGAACTCCACGATATGATGAAAATGGAAGAGTTATTTCTAATGGAAATTGCACTGAGGAATTTTTCTTAAACATTGCAAATAATACTATTTTCACTGAGATTCAAGATTTTACCAGTGAGCCGTGGAGAATAGACGGAATTGCTAATAAAGTTGGGGATGATAATAGTTATATGGAAATCCATAGCTCATGGTATTTTAGCAAACATCAAGGAAAATATTATTCAAATATTAATGATTTCTTTAATGATATGTGGGAGAGTCCTGAGATTCCTGAGTGGTTCAGATTTGCACCAGGTGTTAATTACATTATCCCAAAGGAGTATATTTTGAAATACTCTAAAAAATTCTACCAACGCATTATTGACATACTTGGATGGGGTGTTATCGTTGGCGAAGCTCATATGATTGAGCGAGCATTGTGGACAATATTCCATAATGATTGGAAAGTTAAAGAAGAATATAGATAATGCAATCCATACATTTAAGAAATATCCCCCCTCCTGCTGAGACATTTAACCACACTGAATTTTTCGATTTGTTATTCAAATGGATTCGCCCCGAACACTATCTAGAACTTGGTGTGCGGCATGGAGGTAATTTCGTCACGCTTGCCAAACACTGTAAAAAAGCAGTCGGGGTAGATATGATTCCTACTGAATTTGGTTTGGAGGATAATATGGAATACCACCAAAAAACAACTGATGATTATTTTGAATCATTAACTAATGAACAATTTGATGCTGTATTCATCGATGCTGATCATTCCCACGAGCAATCTCTAAAAGATTTTCTAAATGTGAAGGATCGTGTGATTGAGGATGGATTTATTTTCTTCCACGACACATATCCTTGGGATTGGTCTATGACTGATAGAGGGCAATGTGAAGATGTTTACAAAACCGCGAAATATATCAAACAAAATCTAATCGATGACTTTGAGATCGTAACCTTACCATTCAATCCCGGTGTGACGATTTGTAAGAAGATTTCCAGAACGAAACAAATGATCTATGACAAATGAACGAATTTTTATAACGGGCGGTGCTGGATTTCTTGGTAGAAATCTGATTCGTCGCTTGCATCAAGATAATGAAATCACCGTGTATTCACGCGATGAGTCCAAACATTATTATTTGAAAAAGGAATACCCAAAGGTGAATTTTGTGGTTGGAGATATCCGCAATCGTGATCTGCTGATCAGAAAATCAAGACATCACACTGTGGGTATTTTCGCCGCATCCCTGAAACAGATTGAAGCTTGTAATGATAATTATGAGGAAGCTTCAAAAATCATTATTGATGGTGCAATCAATTCCAGAATTGCGGCAGAGGAAAATAATTTCAAAGCTGCTTGCTTCATCTCATCTGATAAAAGCAGAGCAGCAACTACAATTTATGGTGCAATGAAATATGTAGCTGGTGAGTGTTTTATCGCAGGTAAATCTAACTGTAACCTAACTACTGCCGTATATGGAAACGTGATGAATTCCACGGGATCGATTATTCCTTTGATATGGGAATACATCAAAAACGGTAAAACACTTTCTCTCTATGGAGGAGAAATGACAAGATTTTTATTGGATATTGAAGACGCTGTAGAATTGATTTTGAAATCTTTAAAGTATAAAGGATGTAATGTTATTCCAGAATTAAAATCGTTTTTCGTGGTTGATCTTTTTAATATTTATAAAGAAAAATTTGGGTTGAAATATGAAATTTCCGAACCTAGAACTGGTGAAAAAATTCATGAAATCATGGCTTCTTCTGAAGAAATTAGAAGAATGAGTCATGAATATGCTAATGATATTTATTTGATGTATCCAGATAAAGATTTAAATGTTGTGGAATTTTCGAAAAATGAATATTCTTCAAGAGATAATTCACTTGAATATATAGAACTTGAGAGATATTTAAAATCTAAAAATTATTTCAAACCATGAAAATTATAGTATTTGGAAGCACTGGAATGTTGGGAACTTATTGTGTCAAATATTTCAGACAAAAAGGTTATGCGGTATTGCCAGTAGATAGAGAAATATTGGATTTAACATCATCTCATGAAACTATATTACATTTTTTAAGAGGTAATGTTTCTAGTGCAGATGTCATAATTAATGCTGCTGGTGTTATTAAACAGCGAAACACCGATATAGATGATATGTATAACGTCAATACCATATTTCCCCATATTTTATCTAAATTTAAAATGGAAAATGGGTGTAATGTTATTCATATAACGACTGATTGTGTTTTTAGTGGTAAAGATGGGTATTATAATGAATCATCTTCTCCTGATTGTGAAGATAATTATGGTAAATCTAAATTACTAGGTGAAGCACCTAATTTAACTATCATTAGGACTTCTATTATTGGTGAAGAAATTAATAATAAATTATCATTAATTGAATGGTGTAAGTCTAAACGCAAACAAACTGTCTATGGGTATGTTGATCATTATTGGAACGGTGTCACATGTTTGGAATTGTGTAAAAGAATAAATCAATTTTTGGAATATGAATCATTTTGGGAGGGTGTTAGTATTTTACATTCACCAGAGATCGTATCAAAGTATAATTTAATCAATATGATTTCAGATATTTTCAATTTAAAAATGTCAATAACTCCAAAAATTGGTGGTAAATGTTATAGAAATTTGCAAAATATAAGATGCATACCAACATCATCATTGAAACAACAATTAAAAGAATTGAAAGAATTTAATATTTATGAATAATTGTTATGTGAATGTTATCAGTGGTGTTTTTCAAAAAAGATCATTTTTATCTTGATTTAGATTTCGTTCCGCTAAATAATCATAATGAGATTGTTTAGCGAAAAGGTGTCTCCCACCTTAACTTTTAACTTGGATCAATTGGTAAGATTGGTATGACGAATAACCATAAATATACCAAAGAAGCTGGAATTTATAAATTAACTTGTATTAATAATCAAAAAATTTATATTGGAAAGGCTGTCAATATTCACAGAAGAATAAATCAACATAGATATTCATCTATAAAATCTGTGGGGAATTTTTATTTTGAAAATGCTTTGATAAAAAACGGGTGGGAATCATTTACAATTGAAATTTTGGAAATTTTTAAGGATTTTGATAAATCGAAAGATAATCCATTTCTACTTGAGAGGGAATCATACTACATAAAATTGTTTGATTCTTCTAATGTGAATATAGGGTATAATACGTGTAAATTTTCCACTGATCGCACAGGGTTGAAACACTCAGAGGATACCAAGATGAAAATGAGTAAATCTTCTTTGGGAAAAAGAGCTTCCGAAGCCACTAAAGAAAGAATGAGCAAAAATAGAAAGGGTAGAAAACATAGTGAAGAGACTAAACAAAAAATAAGTAAAAGTAGTTTGGGAAAAAAAGCTTCCGAAGCCACTAAAGAAAAAATGAGAAAGGCTAGTCCCAACAGAATTTTTACGGAAGAATCGAGGGAGAGGAGGAGAACTGCTAATTTTGGGAGAAAGTTTTCAGAGGAATCGAGAGAAAAAATGAGATTAGCCAAATTAGGAAAGTCGAGAACATTTATTAAAAAATAAATAAATATATGATTATTTTTAATGAAAAAGTTTCACCTGTAAATACCACATCAGGTATTAATATACTTAAAGTTCAAGATTTCTCGGAAATCTTTTTCGGTGTCTATGAGATAGAGATAAACAAGAATAAATATCCAGTCGAAAAGATTTCCGAACACAACGGCGATCCGGTGGTTAGTATTCCAGTTGAGATGGGGGGTAAGATAGCGAATTATCCCTTTGTTCTTACCAAAGGGAAATTTGAAGTTGTGTTCAATGAACACAGTGATTACGTTGATATATTTGAATCCAAAATCCAAGATTCGTCTGAGGAGGAACCTGATGTAATAGAGGAAAAAGCGGAGATTTTTATACCCGAAGTTGGGGATGATCGGAAAAACGATATTCTTTTACAGATTCAAGAGGCTAAGAAAAATGCCCTGATTGCCGCCAAAAAGGAATTGGAAATCAGAAAATCCCAACAAATCAAACAGATTCGGGAGGAATCAAATCAAAAGAAACAGGCACTTGATAGCTATCTGGAGAGTGCGCGGGAAAATCTGGTCGATGAATTTACGATCATATCCCAACGAATCAAAAAAGAAGTTTTTGATAATAACGACGAAAAATATTTGGAGATTCGGGAAACAATTGATAACAAGATTGAAGAGATACGCGATTCCCTTGGGGAATCTCTGAAAAAAGACTTTAGCAAATCCTCCCAACTGATTGACAAGTCCATCAAGCAATTGGTCAAGGATTTGTATGAAAATAATATCAATCCAAAAGTTGATAAAGAACTTCATGATATTGCGGTTGAAATCCATGAAAAGGTTTCAGAGATTGATAATAATTTAAATTCCAAACTGAAAGAGAAAGCTGATCTTTCCTTACTTGAAGGAGTTGATAAAGAATTATCTGCGATTCGGGATGCCAACATCGAACTCAACAATTCCCTGAACAAAGGGGTTCAGAAAGCTCTTTCCCGTGTGGGTAATGTGGATAAAAAAGTAATTCAAATTTCTGAAGAATTTGAAAGAAAGCTGGATGAAAAGGAACAAGAAGTCGTAAGTTACTTTGATGAAAAGCTGGAATTGGTTAAGGAAGAAACCCTTGATATTACCGACGAAGCTAGAAAATATTTTCAAAATCTAATTCAGGAAAGCAGAAATAATCTACTCACGGAGATTCGTAAGATCAAGGCTGAGAAACCGATTGAATACGTTCTGGAAACGAAGAAATCCGGCAAGGTTGTCAAGGATTGGGATTCGATTGAAAAAGAATGGAATACTAAAATTCATGATAAGATTGAGAATGTAAAGACTGATCTTCGCAAATACGTGTCAGTTTATGCGTCTGGAGGAGGCACCAATGCCACTCAATACCAAGATGGGGGAACCATGAATGGTTCGCTCAATGTCACGGGAGCATATCTTTCCGCTGGTATTAATTTGTTGGATATTTTTAGTGGTGGGGGTGGAGGTGGTAGCGATGTTAGTGATTTATCAGCCAACTGGCAGAACACATATACCACTGTTCAAGCCAATAGTGCGACTTGGGTAACACCCGCTTTGAATTATTTACCATTATCAGGTGGTAGTCTTACAGGTTCATTATCGGCTTCGTTAGGCACGGCGTTGCTACCGTCATACACATTTACAGGCGATCCAAATATAGGCATGTGGAGTCCTACTGCTGATACGTTGGCTTGGAGCGTTGGGGGTGTAGAGGCGATGAGAATAACAAGTGGAGGTAATGTGGGCATCGGCACAACATCACCTTCTGCCAAACTTCACACCATATCCACCACTGAGCAATTACGTGTAGGTTATGATGCCTCAAACTACATGAGCGCAACCGTCAATTCATCAGGTCTGGTCACTTTGGATGCTGTTGGTTCAAGTGCTGGGTTTACTTTTGGTAATACAACTAGGCCAACAAGTAGTGGAACGGGAACTCCTGCCGCCAACAGTTTGATTACTTTTGCTGACGCTTTAACACAGCTTGATAGTGTCATTGGTTGGAATCTTATACCATTTAACGGCTCCACTCAAAATACTATTAATGTTGGAGGCTCAAATTCCCTTTCATTGGGAGCTGTCAATATTCAGCTTACAGCAGGAGCAACGGCAGTCGCCGCTTCTGCTGGATACACTTTTGGTAGCGCAAACGGTCAAGGAATATTTACATATAAAGGAAATGAAAGTACGATGTCGTGGTCAAAAAGATTAAAAGTTCGACTTGGCATTTCAATGTCCGTTTTTGACGGCGATGCTGTTGGATGGTTTTGGGTGGGTTGTGATGCAACCTCACCACCATCTGGTAACGCTCCCCCAGTTACTTTGCGGGGATATGGGTTGAGATTCGATCAAAGCGCAGGAATAGTTCGCATAACGCCCGTAACGCACGACGGAACAAATTATATTTACGGAACACCCGTTGATCATGTCCAAACTATATACACATTGGACATGTATTTAGGAACCTTGAATGTTTATAATGCGAATGATACTTTGGTTGCAACTGTCTCTGGTGGTAGGTCTGTTGATTCCACCACTAACAGATTAGTCCAACTTCATTGTCAAACGACTTTAAATAATGGTGTTGGTAATAATTATTTCCGCTTGCGAGTTAATCAAATGCAATACAAATTCTTGGAATCTTAAATATTAATATGTTATTAATCACACCAAAAACTAAAGCAGATTCAATATCAAATAATTCAAATGTATCAGATACAAAAAACAGAAGAACTAAAGGCGATTGCAGAAGTCAACGCCATGAACACTCATGCTGAAAATGCACTGAGACAACTACAATCATTCACACAACAAGCGTATGATGCTTTTTGGTTTGGTGAAGCAAGCCCTAGTATAAAGGTCGCTTTATTGGGAACGCAAGCTGTTAAAGTGTTTACCGACTCTGCGGAAGTGCAGGGATTTCTTGCTAGTAAGATTGATGGGCATATTCCGCTTGGCGTTCCAACGGGATACAATGTATCATTTAATCAGGATGGCAGCGCGGAGATTACTCACACTCTGCCAGAAGTAATTGAAGATATATTAGAAGAGCCTATCCCCGAAGAATAAGTAATCCCATGGGTTCTTTGGGATTATCGAAACGGAACAAGAAATTTCACCAAGGTTTCTACGCACCGAAAAATCTCAATAAGTATGTTGGTAAGATTGATAATATCATATATCGTTCTGGGTTGGAATTAAAGTTTTTTCGCTTTTGTGATAATAATCCCAATGTGGTGGAATGGGGAAGTGAGGAAATTGTCGTTCCTTATTTCGATACGCTTTTGAAAAAGAATCGTAAGTATTTTATTGATGCCTATGTAAAGATACAGGAGGGGGATATTGTCAAGAAATATCTGGTGGAAGTCAAGCCTTGGAAGCAGACGCAAGAGCCGAAAGCTGGGAAGGGTAAAAAGAAATCCAATCTGTTATATGAACAGGTTGCTTGGAAAAACAATTGTGACAAGTGGGCTTTCGCAAAAGAATTTGCCAAGAAACATGGCATGGAATTCATTATTATTACGGAAAAGGAACTAAATTAATAGATTTTCTATTACTAAGTATAAATACAAGTATGCTTAAATTAAAGTTGATTGCCGAAAATCCTGATGTGTTTGATAACTTTGAAGTTATTGAAGAACAATCAAATAGAAATAGCGCATCCAACCTATATGTGAAAGGACCGTTTATCGGGTGTAATCAAATTAACAAAAATTCGCGCATGTATAAATTGGACGATACAAGAACAGAAGTCCAACGATATGTCAATGAGATGGTCATGCCGGGACGCGCC